TCCCAGAGTATTTCCGTTACGGCTATACTGACGGGTCATCCCATTATTTCTACGACTGGTCTAATCCAAGTCTATGGCTTCCAAGCTAATGATCTTGTGACAGGTCAGCCAGTCTTATCTGACGCCATCTTAACAGAAAACTACCCGTTACAAGCTGATGGCGCATTAACTGCACAACCTGTCGTTTCTGACGCTCTCATAACAGAAGCTGAGAACCTTTCGGCAGTCAACCTTACCTCTGGTGTACCAGAAGTTGATCCTACATCAATAACGCAAAACAATACCCTGTTATCTGGGGACATCTTAACGGGCAGACCTGTTGTAGAAGACGCAACAAACCCTGACGTAATACTCACACAGGAGATAGATCAAATGTTTGGAGGTTGGCAGAGGCGCACCTACGAAGTTCCAGATGGTCGCCTAGTTCAATCTGAGCGTGAAATACAGGCCACTTACGGTGACGTTGTATCTATTGACAGAAAAGCTAAGTCTCTCCTCAAGTTTGGCAAGTCAGCCGCACTAACTACGAACTCTCTACAGACCGTTTGGACAGTAGGTGGTAATGAGGTCTACATATCAGATGATGGTATCACACACATCTCCTCCTCTTCTACGTCTGACACACAAGAGATTAGGGTAGAGGGTCACACAATATCAGGTAACGATTTAACTTTTGTAGTTCAATTAGTTACTCTAAACGGTCAAACCCCAGTGGCACTGAACACAGGTCTTGCAAGGGTCTCCAGAATATCTAATAACAATGGAACTGAGCTTGTTGGTCGTGTAGTTGTATATGAAGATACAGCAGTAACTGGTGGTATTCCAACAGACGCAACTAAAATTCACATCGACATTCCTTTGGGCTTCCAACAGTCCTTCAAGGCTGCAACATCATTCAGCAAAGAAGACTACTATGTAATGACGGGTTTCTATGGTGCTGTAAGTGCCAAACAGTCTGCCGCAGTAGATTTCTATATTGAAATAAAAGAGCCTGACGGAGTGTTCTTACAGAAGGCTTGCTTTACAGCATCTTCCTCTGGTGGAAACTCTGATATAAGCCTTGATCCCGCAATTATTGTACCAAAGAACTCAGATGTTCGTGTTCGTTGTGAGACAGCAGACAACAACGCAGTCGTATTTGGTATATTCAAAGGTTATCTAGCGAAGGTTACAAGTTAATGAAAGTTGGTTCTAAAGTATCATGGAATAGCTCAGGCGGAACCGCTCGTGGTATCGTCCGTGAAATCGTCCGTGACGGTAAAGTCTCAGGTATCCCAGTAAAGATCACAGGAACCAAAGAGGAACCTGCCGCTCGTATTGAGATCACTGATGATGAGGGTAAGCCAACAGGCACAATGGTAGGACATAAAGTATCTACCCTCCGTAAAGCACAATACGCTAACGACATCTTCACTACTGAGCCAGAAGCTATCTCTCGTTCTATGGATTTAGGCATGGGTGGAGCTACTCACGTCTCTGACTACGATGGACAGGCTGTGTATATGCCCGGAGAGAGCCACGAGGCGTACCTTTCGTTCTACGAAGGGGGTGAGCCTACCGAAGAGGCAGAAGAGCCATCAGTGGGCCGTATAGAGGCTCTCAGGGCCGTTGTAGCTGAGATACTAAAGGTAGACTTCGCTAAAGCTGAGTATCAAGGCGAAACTGTCACTCTGAACAAGCCTCGTCGTATCAAAGGTGGCAACAAGAAGTTTGAGGTGTTCGTACAGGACGGTGGTAAGGTCAAACGGGTAGCTTTCGGTGATCCTAACATGGAAATCCGTAGGGACGATCCCAAAGCTCGTGCCAATTTCCGCTCCCGCCATTCCTGTGATACCAAGAAAGATAAGACAACGGCTGGCTACTGGTCATGCCGTATGTGGGAATCCAACACATCGGTGGGTGAAATGACAAAGAATATCGAAGGTAAAATCCTCAAGACTGACGACGAACAGCGTATGGTCTACGGATGGGCTTCTGTAGTTACAGAAAAAGGTGAAGCCGTTATTGATCGTCAGGGTGACGTTATCGAAGCTGGCACACTGGTAAAAGCCGTTAATGAATTTATGGAGCATGTGCGGGTCGGCAAGGCTATGCACGTTGGAGATCAGGTTGGCGTAGTTGTCCACTCTCTTCCTATCACTAAAGAAATTGGTGATGCTCTTGGTATCCAGTCTGACCGTGAAGGATGGGTTGTCGCTTACAAAGTATTCGATGATACCGTCTGGGATATGGTCAAATCTGGTGAACTCGCTGCGTTCTCTATAGGTGGACGTGCTATTAAGGAGGAAATCTAACTTGCCTAATCTCCTGAAAAACTTGCACCTTGAAGAACTTTCCCTTGTGGATCGTCCAGCCAATGCACAAGCAATGGTTTCCCTCTTCAAGCGTGACAATTCCGAAGAGGAAATTACGAAAATGAATGAAGATATGGAAGCCAAAGTAAAGGCGTACATGGATGACAAAGGTTGTGGACGTGGCGAAGCTATGAAAGCTCTCGGTTACGACATGGAAAAAGCTGATGAAGCTGTTGAAGAGGTCGCTGAGAAGTCCGACCTCGAGGCTGTAGAAGCTCCCGAAGTTGACGTTGAAGCACTTAAGGCTGACTTTGATCGTCTTTCTGCTGAGAACCAACATCTCCGCAAAGGTTTGATTGACAATGGTTACGTTATCCGTGCCGACTCAATCGAAAAGAAAGCGGAAGAAGAAATGATGGACATCGACGGTGAGATGGTAGCTAAGAGCGACATCCCAGCCCCAGTCCTGAAAGCACTCGAAGCTGCTGCTGTAGCCAAGCGTGAACATGAAATCGAAAAGGCTGACCTTGAGTTGACAAAGAAAGCGGAAGAAGTTCTGCCACACTTTGAAACTGGTGCAGCTAAGTCACTTCTGAAATCATTCTCAGAAGATGAAGCAATTATGGTAATGCTCAAGGCCGCTGATGCAGCTTTTGAAGCCTCCATGCAAGAATTTGGTAAGTCCGATGTAGACGGCGAGTTCGCTACTTCTGCCGACAAACTGGATGCTCTCGTAAAGTCCTACATGGACGAAAACCAACTGAAAAAGAGTGAGTTCGCCAAGGCTTATGCTGCTGTAGCTAAGACCGACGAAGGAAAAGCACTCATCACTAAATCCTATAAAGGGGAATAATCATGGCCGTCATGCAATCTCGTGATAACCGCACTTTCATCGCTGGGGAAGACCTTTCCGCAGCACAATTCAAATTCGTAACTCTGGAGTCCGATGGTCAAGTTGACTTGGCTGACGCTGCTGGTGAGAACGCCATTGGTGTATGTCTTGCTGGTGCTGCCGCTGGTGCTGCCGTGACCGTATGTGTCTCTGGCTCCGTCATGGTAGAAGCTGGTGGCGTTATTGCTGCTGGCGCTCAAGTTCAAACTGGTGCTGATGGTACTGCTTTGACTGCCGCCGCTGGTGATGTTGTTCTGGGTTACGCTCGTGAAGCTGGCGTAGACGGTCAGATCATCGAAATCGAAATGATCCAAGGCGGCAACGTAGTCCCAGCCTAATCTAGCATTAAAGGAATAATATAATGCCACTTTTGACACCATCTCAGGTACATATCGACCAGCCGTTGTCTAACTTGACACTGGCCTATGTACAAGAACAAACTAACTTTGTTGCTGACAAAGTATTCCCAACCGTAGGCGTTGCTCGTCAGTCTGACAAGTATTACATCTATGACCGTGCGAACATGAACCGCTCTGGTGACGTAAAGAAACTTGCGCCACGCACAGAAGTTAACCGCATCGGTATGGCAGTTTCTAACGCCGCTTACTACGCTGACGTTTATGGCCTCGGCATGGACTTCGATGAGCAAACTCTTGCTAACGAAGATGCAATGTTGGAAATCCGTTCCGCTGGCGCACAGACATTGACAACTCGCTTGTTGATCGACCGTGAAGAGCGTTTCGCTGACACATTCTTTAAGGCTGGCGTCTGGACTACAGACGTAACTCCTGCAAACCTGTGGTCTGACTACACTAACTCCACACCAATCTCTGACGTAACTAATGGTCGTCGCACCATGCAGTTGGCATCAGGTGGCTTCAAGCCAAACACAATGGTTGTTGGTAAAGAAGTTCGTGACATCTTGGTTAACCACCCAGACATCCTCGCTCGTTTGAACGGTGGCGCAACTGTATCGAACACAGCTTTGATTACAGATGCTAAACTGGCAGAAATCTTTGAAGTAGAGAACTTCTACGTCATGGAAGCTGTTAAGAACGGTGCTGCCGAAGGTCTGGCAGAAGCTAACGCCTTCATCGGTGGTAAGAACGCTCTGTTGGTACACACACCTCGTGCATCAGGTCTGATGACCCCTGCCGCTGGTCTGACATTCGCATGGAACTCAGTTCCCGGCGTAAACAACCTCGGTGTTACCGTTGAGTCCTTCTCTGACGATGCTCTTAAGCGTCAGCAAGTTGCAGAACACATCCAAGTTAAAATGGCTTATGACATGAAAGTCACAGGCGCTGACTTGGGTTACTTCTTCTCAGCCGTAATCGCCTAAGCGATA